TGCCTGTTGTCCAAACTTTTTCACCGTAATTATAAGTTACTACTCTATCTATTTCAGTTGAATTTGCTTTAGTGTAAAACCACATGATTTCTTGAAACAAACTATTATGAGCTGCAAACACTGTTTCACTTTCATTGTAATTGATTCCTAAATTATCTCCTGTTGTTGTAAATACAAAATCTTCAACTAGACTTGGAACAGAAACAACCGTACCATCAAATGCAAAGAAACCTCCAGAATCACCCATCCAGAATACAATACCCTGCGCAAAGACCACTGCATGTTGACCAAGACAACCACAATTAGATCCGACTTTCCTAATACTAAAAGTAAAAGGTGGTCCTACAAATTGCATTGAATAAGCAGCATCATCTGTAAGTATTAAAATATAATCTTTTGCTCTAATTGCTGCTACAATTTTTGTTCCAGCATCTAGTCTAAATGTACCTGCAGTATTTGTTGATGTTGGAGCATAAACATTAAAGTCCTCTTGATCTGAAAATCTTATAAGCATTTTGTCTTGCGCACCACTTGGTAACGTTTCATTAGTCCCTAAATGTATTAAATGTCTATCTCTATCTGATACTATAGTCATAACAGATCTTTGAGGCATTGAAGCATTTATAACTGCTCTTGTGGTCAAACCACTTGAAGGGTTCCAAGTAAATGTAGGGCCATTATGCATTGTTGCTATTAGTATTTGACCAAAGTTATCTAATGACCAGTTAGCAGGATCTAATCTTACTGAAGTTTGAACTTGAGATGCTACACCCCAACCAACAAATGTTAAAGCATCAAAAACAATTGTATTATCTGCATGAGCTGCTGCTGTTGTGCCATTTGTACCCCTAGTACAACCTGTAAAATCTGTTGCAGTTTTACCAGTATATGTAATTAATTCTGAGTCTATTAATATTGTTCCAGTATTAGCAAAACCTGTTGTTGAATCTACTGTGATAGTTGCAATTGAATTATTTATGCCACCAAATACATTTATCGCAGTCTGTGTAACTGTTGAACTAAAACCACTCCAGTTAAAAGTACCCCAACCGTAACCATAAGTTTGACCAAATGGACCAAAATCAAAATAAGGATTACACGTTGCAGATCCAGATGTTGAAGCTGTTGCTGAAGAATTAATAGGCATTGTAATTGTAAAAGTGCCTGATGTAGGTGTTGTTATAACTTCAAAAGCATTTGTAAAATTGGCTGCTGAAAAACCTGTTGGAGGTGTTCCAAAAGTAAATCGTACGATCCTACCAACTGATAATCCGTGTCCCGCTTTATTAACTGTAACAGTTGCTGATCCTGTAGTTGTGTTAAATGTGCAAGAAGTTAAAGCTGTATCTAATGGTGTGATATCATAAAACGCACCTTCAAAATAAATTACTAATACCTTATTTGTACCTATTGCAGCATATCTATTGCCATCTAAATCTGCCCATATCCATTGATTCCTAGCAGCGCCTACTAATGTATCTGCTAATATCTCTGACCAACCCCCTATTTTTTCAGGGTTTCCGTAACGAAAACGTACGTTATCTCCATCTATCCAGCGACCTTCCGCTTGAGATGCAGTATCTTGTTTATCAAATCCTGGTGCTACCGGTATTTTTCTTAAAGGCATAAACCATTATACCTTATATTAGGTAAAGTTAAAATACAGAGCTATTTGCCTTCTATTTTAGTGTCTGTAAAAGTTGTCTTATTAGCAATATCTTCTCTAAATTTAATTTGCCAGTCCATAACCATTTTTATAAGGTTGTTTCCAAAATGTTTTAAATTCTCATCTGATAGATGTAATTTACCTTTTCTAAAAAGAGTTAATCGTTCTTTCCAAGAAAATTCTATATCACAAGATCCGTTATCGTATTGTTTAAATTTCATTTTTATTAACCCATTTTATATTAAAAGTATTATCCCATTCTTTTACTTGACACATATTAAAAGCTACTGTAATTCTTTCAATATCATTTTTAATTTTTGCAACACTATGTTTTAAAATTGGATGAAATAATACATATTTACCGATTTCTTCCTTTACTAATAAATCATATTCTTTAAAATATGTACCAGGGCCATCCTCTGTTAAATATAATATTCCACAAAATGCATTTATAGATGAATGATCATGTTCTGTTACCTCCTCATTTATTTTACATAGATTTCCCCACGCTTCTTGTATTACAAAATTATCTTTGTAAATAAGTTTTATACTAGGTTGAATAATTTTTAAAAAATCTAAAAAATCTTTATTTTCTATAAAACATTGAAATCCTGTAAAATGACCTTTTACAGATGTTTTATAACTTAATTTATCATCTTTTGTATTTCTTACCGTATTTATTAAATTATTAATAATATTTTGATCCTTTATTTTACCCGTTAAAATAAATGAGTCTATAGTTATTTCTTTTACTTTTAATTCAAAATTCATTTTTGCATTCCATAAAGTAGTCTTTTATCTTTAGACCATTCTTTATTTAATCCGTTTTTATCAACATAATGTAAAAATGTTTGTGCATGCCAATCTCCCTTAAACTCTTCTCTCCAATGTTCTACTTCACATCCTAAATATATTGCAGCATCTCCTGGTTCCATGTTAATTTCTGTTCCATCCATATATATTGGCCACTTAGTACCATCAGAACCTATCATAACAGTAACGCTGATTTCACAAGCTGGTCTATCTGTGTGTTTTTTTAAATCTGCATTAATTGTGTACATTCTCCAAAAAGCATAAGTACAAAGTAGTTCTAAACTTGTTTCTTTTTGCATTAATTCTAATTTATTTACCATTAAAGATTCCATTAATGGATCAGCATAAAAGAAAGTGTCTCCATTATCATTTTGATGAGAATCAAATGAATCAAAATTAATCCTATGTTTTATTCTGCAATAATCGGTCAATAATTTTATTTCTTCTTTTGTTAAGAAGTTTTTTATTAATTTATATTTAAAATCTTTTATAGTGCCCATGCTACTACTGAATACCTTTTTCCTTTCGTTACTGGTTTGACTGTGTGAGGGTATAAAAAATTACTTGGCCAAATAATCATTCTATTTGGTTTAACTTCTACTTCCCATTCTCCTGATCCGTCTGGGTTCCTAAAACATAAATTACCTCCTTCGTAATCATTATTTAAAAGTAAAATACAACTCATTGTCCTTGGGACATTTGCAAAATGATCTACATGCCAAGTATAAAAACCTGTGTTTTCATATTTTAAAATAGAGATATCAAAAATTGATCTATAGTTATAATCTAAAATATTGTTATCAACTTTATACTGCATTAAATTTTTATTAAAAAAAAATCCAAGTAAATTAAACCAATGTACATTAGACAAAGATAAATGTAAATTATTTAATGGAAATACATACGTTCTCCTAATATCAAAATTTGTTTTCGCTTCTTCTCCAACTTCTCCGCCCACTTTTGATTTTAAAAATTCTGAAGCGTTAGCAAAACGAATTAAATTTGATAAATTTCTCCAGGGTAAAACTTCATCATATATTTTAACAAATTTTTTTATTTCCATGATTTTTTACTCCACCATATATCTTTATAGTTATTTATAACTTTTAAATTATGAAATATTCTAGCGTTTTGAATTTCTTTACTGTTTCTTGGTTTTGTTTTCATCTTCCATTTATCTCTTTTAAAAGGAATTATCTGAACATAAGGTGTTCCTTTTTTAATTAAATCTTCTAACACTGGATATTTATCTCCATTTATGACAATTGGAAAATTTATTTCCTCAGTAAAAGTATCTGTATCAACTATTGCTGGTATTATTGAAAATCTATCGTCTGTGTTATTAAGTGGAGGTACAAATAAACAAGAATATCCTTTTGAAGTTTTTATTTTCCAAGGGTTTAATATTTTGTAAAATGGTAAATTTTTATTTTTTTCAATTAAGGGAGATCCCTCTAACTGTTTAGGAGGATGAATGTCTACACCAGAGTTTAAATTCAAACTTTTAGCATATAATATTTGTGTTTTATCATGAAGTCCAAAAATTTGAAAAGAATCTTTAAATTTTTCTCTTTTTTCATTTTCATTATCTATATTATGTCTTATGTAAAAATCTTGAGGCATTTTTAATATATAACCAGCAGTTAATGAATCTAAAAAAGGCATGCAACCTTTAACGGTTTTTTCTAGCACTGTATGTTCTAATTTCTTATACCATTCTGGTATATTTAATTTAGCAGGTATAGGATAATCTTCTTTTAGTTTAAAATAATCTTCGTGAGCACTAAACTCTATTTCCTTATCGAACATGATAAATCAATAGTATTTTTTAAGGTAATTGTAAAGAATTAAATGAAGTTTGTCCTAAATCATTAAAATATTGTTCTAATGATTTGTTTAATGGATATGTAATACTATTTAAATTTAGATTATTCAGTTGATTATAATAACTATTCCATTGTTCATTTAAGGGGTGATTCGGGTTATTATCTAAAAAATTTTTAATTGATTGTTTAAACATTAATATATAATTATTTAATTCTATTTTATCTTTAAAATTTATTTCTTTATCAATAAATGTAATAGTATTTTGATTGTATTTCAAAGCTTGTTTTGTCATAAGTTTAACAGCATTAAAATTTTCTTGAGAATCTACAATTATTTTATAATCAGATTCATTTAAATTTAAATTGTTTAAATCTGTTTGTGTATTAGCAATACGATAAATAGAGTTATCAATATTATCTAAATTTTTTAAAAAAATAAAATAAGACATTTTAAGTACCTGTATTTTCAAATACGACTAAAGCACCTGCGGTACCAGCATTTCCAAAAGCAGACATAACCATTTCCGATTGTCCATTACCCTGTGCACCAAAATTACCCCCTATAACAAAATCTCTTACTGGATATGTTAAACTAGCGCCAGGTGCACTACCTGCATTTCCAGGCGTACTTGGTCCTCCTCCATTACCAGCATTAACAGTTCCTACATTTGCTATGGTAGTATTTCCACCTGCATTTCCTGAATTTCCAGGGTTACCACCTGCACCAACAGAAAAAGGTTGTGAAAAAGGTTGAGTGATTGGTTTATTAAAAAATCCAAAACCACCTCCTCCGCCATTCCCTCCTGCGTTAGCACTTTCGGGATTTGGACTACCACGACCTGCTGCTCCGCCACCAGCAACCATATAAACTCCAATTCTATTTGCAGTTGGGGATGCAGTAAACGTTCCAGATGAGGGTCCTACGTTAAATAAAGTAGGTATTCCCATTCCAGCACCCGCTGATCCAGAAGAAGCAGCAGTAATACGACCATCAGCATCAACTGTAATTGAAGCTGCTGTATAAGATGCAGCTGTAACACCAGTTGAGATTAATTGATCTGCTCCAACAGAGTTAGCTGCAAGTTTAGATTGTGTAATTGTTGATTGTGTAATTTTAACAGCTGTAACAGCATTAGTTGCTAGTCTTGAAGTTGTAACTGCAAATGATGCAAGTCTAGCTGCAGTCACTGCAAATGATGCAAGTTTAGAAGATGTAATTGCAAGATCTGCAATCTGTGCTGTCGCAATTGTTCCAGATAATGTACTTAAATCAACTGCGTTGATATTTGTACCATCTGCGAATAAAATTTTAATACCTTTATCAGTTGTGGAAAAAGTTGTTCCTGTTCCGCCTGCTTGAATAAATTGTACTGTGAAAGCACCTGTTGTGCCGTTTTGTACTATATATGTTTTTGTAATTCCTGTTGGAACTGTAACGATTTGATTTCCTGTTATTGTTCCAGATAATTTTATAACTGCATTTCTTGCATCCGAAGTTGCAATATCTGGTGAGTTATTAATTAATAAATTTGTTGTTTGAGCTCCACCTGCAATACTTACTTGTTTAAAACCAGCGATTGCTTGTTCAATTACGTCTAAATTATCGTTTGTTTTATCACCCCAGGTACCAGCATTTTCGCCAGTGACCATTAATTCAATTTTGAGGTCTGTAGAATAACTTGATGCCATTTATGCTCCTATATTTTGTTTAAATAATACATTTAAGCAGCTAAGTCAACTGGAGTCCAAATATTAGAAGCCCCTGTTTGTACTTCTGCCCAAGCTTGAATATTAACAGATCCTACTGTCAAATTCAACCTAATTCCAGTAACGTTTACAACTGCACTTCCTGTAATAGTTACTTGACCTGTGTTAAAATTTACTTGAGATCCTGTTACATTATAACCAAAAGCTATATCTACTTGACCAGGTGATAAATTAATTTGTG